TTTTTATTTATTTATCATATAAAATTATTTGTTTGTGAATAAACTAAACATATTAACATTTCTTTAACATAGATATATAAAATAAAATATATAGTGAGAGCTAAATTCATAAACGAGAAGTTCACTCAAGATTCAGATCCTATAGCTGACATGAACATTGGTATGATACATCAGATAAAGTTATGGATGAAATCTATAGATCAACCCTTTATAGATAAAGATAATGCTCTAATTTTTAGTGCTTATTATGGAAAACTAGATTTTGTTAAATACTTGTTAGCTGCAGGAGCAGATGTACATGCTAATGATGATTATGCATTACGGTGGGCAAGTGAGTATGGACACACTGAAATGGTTAAAGTTTTGTTAGCTGCAGGTGCAGATGTACATACTAAAGATAATTATGCATTACGGTGGGCAAGTAATAATGGTCACACAGAAGTGGTTAAAGTCTTATTAGCTGCAGGAGCAGATGTACATGCTAATGATGATTTAGCTTTACAATGGGCATGTAGTAATGGACACACTGAAGTGGTTAAAGTCCTTAAAGATCATATCGCTAAAGAAAAAAGAAAGAAAATTAAAGAAAGTCTTAATGAAAAGTTCACTGAAGATGATGTAGATCCTATTAAGTCAATGGGTATAGGTGCTAAAATTGTATATTATGAACTTAAACCTTTTATGGTAAAAGATCATTATGAAATTGTAATAACTGGCAATACATTTGATATAAAAAATATTATTAAAAAATATTCATTTAAATGGAGTAGTATACATAAAGGATGGAAATCAGCACGTCCACGTACTTTAGAACATTGGCAAAAAATTGCTTCAGAATTATTTACAGAAATAGAAAAAATACCTGGATATGTTATTGAAAAACGTAAAAATCCAGGAACTCCTACAAATTCTCCAGCTATTGGTAAATGGGATATATCTGAATATCCAAGAGTAGATGATGGTACAGGATTAAAAATTTATGTTAAATTATTAGAAGAACCATTCTATATAATAAGTCTTATGGGTAAAGGAACTTATATTGCAAGAAATCTTTTAAAATATTTTAAATTTAATTTTAATAAAGAAAAACATGCTTGGGAAAAAATATATCATAATAAATTTGAAATAGATGATATGTTAAAATATCTTAAAGAAAATAATTATGAAATAATTGATTATAGAAAAGATAAATGAAATTAGTTAAAGAACATATTAACGAGAAATTCGCTGAAGACTCAGATCCCATTCACGATATGGGTATAGGAATATATATACGTCGAAAATTTAATACACAAAATGAAATGTATAATTGGCTTTCATATAATTTACAGGGAATTCTTGATCCTGATCGTCCACTAGATGATATTCTCACTGATATTCTTAATAGTCCGGGAGGAACAGGAATATATCTTGGTGTTAAATATTGGAATAAACTAGCACAATATGCAAACCAATATTTATCATCTATAGAAGATAAAGATAGTACGGGAGTTCATCCTAATAACTTTCATTTATTTTTAAAAAATAAGTATCCACATATAAAATCATGGATGATAGAAGGCGGAGGTGAATATTAACAAAAATTTAACATTTTTAACAAAACTCAAACACCGACATCCATATAACTTAAGTACTTAAGCTCCAAAGGAAATCTAATTTCTAGATCTAGAGTAGAAATCAAAGATTCTCTTTTTTCCTAAGAGTTTCTAATATGAAATAAGAATCTACACAATCATCTACAAGATCTATCCAATTTCTTTCCCCTCTTTTCATAAATAATTCTCTTTTTTCGAATAATGATAAACGAAATTTACAAATTGGACCATTTCTGATAAACTCGTTTATCATTTCTGTTTTTTTCATTCCTTTTTTTGCACATCCTGCTATACTTTTAACTGTGATAGGGGAATATGTGAACATATTTTCTAAAGGAACATGTTGAGTTAATGCATGCATCAACATATATTTGTAACCTCCTAATTGTATTCCCACGTCGCCTGAGGAGCCGTAAGATAAACCCTCGAATGCGAGATAGGTATCTCTACTAAGATAACACAAAAGCGTCTCAGTGATCAAATTTGCAATATATTTAGCATTTTCAACTTCATATCTCATTTTAGTAGTAAGACTTTCTCCTTTATCTTTATTATCTATACGATTAATAATCGTAACACCACTTGTTTTATAAATATAAAGATATTTTTCTGAAAATTCATATGGCCAGCTATAAAAATAATATTTGCTGCTTGTAAAAACACAAGCAGCAGGTTTATTTATAGAAAAATCTATTCCAATAATATTCATTTTATTGTTAAATAGGTAAAATTAGTATATCCCGAATAATTATATGTTTGTATTTTTATGTTTCTTTCATATATTTGACAAAATTTTAATATATCTTTTTTAGTAAAATCTATTTTTTTATTAGTATAAATTGTTAGTTTACTACCTATATATTCTGGTAATTGGTGTAATTTAGTTTTTTCATTGAAAAAACACGAAAAAAATTCATTCACTTTTCCAAAACGAATATATTCTGGAATTATATCCATATACTCCCATGAAATATCAATACTATCTGCATCAATTTTTAAATCCTTTGTAATATTATAATTTTTTATATGATGTTGATTGTTAGGTGTATTAATCCAATCATTAATAAGTTTAATTATTCCTATATTCATATCATGAATGGGATCTGAATCTTCAGTGAACTTTTCATTAATATGTTCTCGAAGTAATTTCAATTTAAAGATTAAATTTTTTATTTATTATATTATTTAAAACATCCAGTACGATTTTATTTGATAATTTATCTTGATATTTTTTTATAATAACTATTAATTCGTTAGAAAAATCTTTTTTAATATCATATTCACGAGCTTTATCAAATGGATCTTTTTTATCAGGTATCCAATCTCCTTTCCAATTAATATATTCTTTAATTATTTTCATTTATAATAATTATTTGATATATCATTTGCAAGCAATTCAATTAATTCACTTTCACGATTTGTTATTTGACCATATTCTCTTTTATATTTCCTTTGAAGATAATTAAGTAATTTAGGATCGTAAATCATACTTTCTGCAGAATCATAAATATAACTACCTGGGTCTTCATCATCATCTATAGTTTGTTTTAACCCGTCAATTGCATCTTTAATTTCACATATATACTCTCGTGTAGTCATTGATGGTTCTTTTGATTCTAATTTTCTTTTTTGTCTTTCTGTTGGTATTATAGTTCCATTTTGTTCTAACCAATCTGATGCAATCATTTTTTTCTTTCCATGATTATCAATAACATAAATAAGATCATATTTCTGACTGTGATCCTCTACTTTTATTATATGATATTCATTATCTTTTGTTTTAACATTCATTTTGGGACGAAAATTACTTACGAATTTTGATTCGTTAATATTTTCGTATATAAATTTTGCTTTCATTAAAATATGATAGTAAATTTTTTCATTAATTGCTTGATAAAATCCCAAGAAATAAAAGTTTTATTATCACCAAGTATACCTTCTTTAGAAGCATATACATATCCATCTTTTAAATGAAATTGTGTAAATTCATGTCCTGAAAATTTAATATTCTCATTAAGAGATTCTTTAACTTTTTTCATTTTTATATTCTTATTTATTTTATTTAATATATATTCAATAAAAAATAAATAAATATATATAATATAGTAGTTAGATTAATGCAGAAACATTAATCAACATTCGGATAGATTTAAATGCTGTCCTACTATAATCTATATATTTTAAAATAAAGGATAGAAATCATGAAAGAATTTAGAAAAAATGAACAAGGATTATTTATTTGTGAAGAATGTGATAAAACATTCATTTATAAAAAAACATTAAGTTATCATATAAATAAAATACATAATTATAAAAATTATTATTATAAATGGATAAAAGATGAAAGGGATTTATGTAAAATATGTAAAAAAGAAACTATATTTATAAATTTTAAAATTGGATATAAAAAATGTTGTTCTAAAGAATGCACAAATAGATTGCGTGAACAAACATGTTTAAAAAAATACGGAGTCACACATGTATCTAAATCTATTATAATAAAAGAAAAATCTAAACAAACTTGTCAAGAAAAATATGGTGTAAATAATCCTTGGCAAGCAGAAAAAATAAAACAAAAAAGTAAACAATCTTGTTTAAAAAAATATGGTGTAGAATATTCGCAACAAAACATAAAAATTAAAGAAAAAACTAAAAAAACATGTAAAGAACGATATGGTGTTGAATGTTCGTTGCAAAATTTAGAAATTAGAGAAAAAGGAAATAAAACAAAACAACAAAAATATAACAATAAAAATTATTGTAATATAGAAAAAATTAAACAATCATGTTTAATACATTATGGTGTTGAAAATCCATCTCAAGATATAAATATTTTAAATAAGGGATATAAAACTAGATTTTTAATTCATCAATATAAAAATACTAATTTAACGTATCAGGGATCTTATGAACTTGATTTTTTAGATAATTTTTATGATAAAATAGATATTGAAAATGGTCATTCAATAAAATATAAAATGAATGAAAAAAATAAAGTTTATCATTCGGATTTTTATATTCCATCTAAAAATCTTATAGTTGAAATTAAAAATTCATATTTAGCAAAGAAAGATAAAAATGAAATAGAATTAAAGAAAAAGGTAGTTATAAAAGAAGGATATGATTATTTAATAATTATTAATAAAGATTATAATGAATTTATTAATTTATATCTATCATTTTCCAATAGTATAACCAACACTTGCTAAAACTAGTTTACTTGTTAATAAATTATAAAGAGCACCACCTTCTTGAATTCCTAAAACTCTACAAATTGCTCTCATAATACTTGGTCCAACTAATGCTGATGCACCACCTACAAGAAGTCCTGAAAATAAACCTTCATCTATTTCTTCACCTTTTTCTAGTTTTTCAACTATAATATTGTATGTTCTTTCAGCTTCTTGCACTTGTTCTAACGTAAATCCTTTAATTTCTTCAGATTCAAATATTTTTGAAGAATTTTTTAGATCATAATATGTGGGAAATTTTTCCATGTTATTATTTTTATTTTATATATTTTATTTTATATTTGATCATTAGCGACCACTTCATTAATCTCATTAGTTAATCGTCTTTGTATTTTATATCTGTTATATGCTAGATTTAGTGTAAATGTATTAAAATCTGCACCTACTGTAGCATAATTTACATTAAATTGTGATAATGCAATAGGAATTAATTTTTTAAATTCAAAAACAACTAATTCATAACCATGATGATCAAGAAAACTTATATACATTGATGGCCAAAACGGTGATGTATCTTTATATTTCATAAACATTTCTATTTGTTCAAATAACATCCAATAAGTTATGAATCCTTCATTTAATTTAAATGTAACTGTGATCATCTTATCAAGAATGGGTTCAAGTTCCTTTCCTCCTCTATATCTGATTTGAAACATTGTTTGTGGTTGAATAACAGGTTCCAATCTTACTTCTGGAAATGTAACTGATTGTACGGATGCATTAAAAAAATCCTCAAGTGATTGATATTGTAATTTTAAACGTTTAACAACAGGAGTCCATCTTTCTCTTATTTCAGGATAAAAGAAATCTTTCGGGAACCAAATCGAAAATTGGTTTAATTTTGCATTTAATAGACTCATAATGAATACGTTATATTATATTTATTTTTTATTGATTTTGAAAAGTCTACGTCCTTCCTTTTTAATATCTTTTAATAATTGTTTCTCATTTTTTTCTATAGCACCATTATCTTTCAATAATTTAATCATAGCTTTATCTTCATTATACATTGCTATACTTAATAATGTATATGTAGAATTTACATTTACATTGGCCCCATTATCTATTAAAACTTTAGCTAATTCTAAATTTTTATTCTGAACAGCCCAACTTAATGCTATATCTTTATATGCATGTATATCGGCCCCATCATTTATTAAAAATTTTACAAATTCATTTTTATCATGCTTAGCACAATATAATAAAAGATTTTCTTTACTGTATAAATTAATGCCTTCAACTTTGTTTACAAATTCTCTAATATCATGCATTATACCTATATTCATATCTTTTATAGGATCTGATTCTTCGGTAAATTTTTCATTAATATGTTCACGTACTAATTTCACTATTATTTTGTTTTTAATTTTGAAAGTTCTTCATTTAATTTATTAATTTGTGCTTGCAAATCAGCATTTTTTGCTTGTAAATCTGTAACAGTATACATACTTTGATAATTAGAAATTACAGCTTGTTCATCGGATAATTTATAAAACACACCCTCGTAAAATGTATATGATGTTCCATTTGGGTTTTTTACAATTAAAGAATAATTATTATTAACTTGTATTTGTAATTTATTAAGTTGGTCTTCATTTAACTTAAATTCTAATTCTCCGATAGTTGTATTCATATTTGAAGAATATGTAGGTCCAACTTCAATTTTAGAGTTATCATCTAATTTAAATAACAATGCATAATTATAGGCGCCAGATAAATCAACATTAACTCTATCACCATTTGTATCTATTCTTTCAAATTTAAATTTATAAACTGAATCAAATGATTTCAAAAATAAAGGACCAGTTCCTTGTGGAAATACTTCATTAAATGCATTTAAAACAACTGAAGTTGTATCAAAGAATACTTTAACATATTTTGTTTTTTCAAGGTTTGAATTCATAACGATATTTGGTTTTTCTGACTCAACTTTATTGAATACTTTATATGGAATTAAATTATCTACATTTAATCTTGTAAAAAATAAACCATATTTTTTGGGATCAGTAGATGAAAAAGATGCCTTTCTTATAATTTGAGTACCATCCATTCTATTCATTAAACGACAAACATATTGTATCGTATATGAAGTATCAATATCGGCATTTTGAATAATTGGTCTAAAATAATTAGGAGATGAAAAATTACCATCTTGTGTAAATGAAAATTTTTGTGTTAACAAAGATGTACTTTCCATACCTGCAAGATGTTCATACACAGATATTTCATGAATAAGTACCCATTTTCTTGCATCTATACCATAAATATCTGTAAATTGTTCATAATTGTCATTAGGATTATTTGAAGTATATAATCGTATTCTTCCACTTTCTATATCACCTATATAATTTCCTATTATAAGATTTGTCCAGGATGCATAGTATTCTATAAAATCCCCAGCAGTAGATTCTGCAATAAAACAATTAAAATTATCAGCAACACTTGTAACAGGTAGTTGTACATTTACTATTTCTTTAATAATATATGTATCATCTACAATATCATCAATCGAACTATAAGTTAAATAAACATCACTTAATGATGCAATACTTAAAACAGATTCTATATTTTCAGATGTTGCTCCACCTAATGCTTGTATTGAAGGAATTTTAAGTTCAACATATTTATCATAAAATCTATTTCCAAGAAATAATGTATTTGGTGCAAATTTTATAACATTATTTCCAAATGTTTGAGTTTGTTTTGCATATGTGAAATTAGCTAAATCTAATAAATATGATGATGTATCCAAAGCCCTAACTTGAAGAATAAATCCCCCAATATCATCAAAATTATATCCAGAAACTATGTGTATTTTAATTGTATCACATGTATAATTAGGTGTAGTTATTACTACAGATGAATCCCAATATGAAGTATATGTAGTATTATATCCTGATGAATCTAAAAACCAGTTAGTTCTTTCAACATTTATAGGTACAGAATTTAATGGAAGAATATTATTTGTTATACCTAACGCGCCATCACTCTCATAAAAATATCTATATCCTAAATTTGTGTTTACGAGACGAGGTGAAGTTAAAGTAGTTTCAACACCATCTTTATTAAATTCATATTCACATAATATAAAATCCGATAAAGTGATGTATTTACTTATATTGGTTGCCATTTTAGTTTTTTATTTTATTTATTTTAAACAAATACATAATTCCAATCATTATCATAAGCACATAAAGCTCCTGTTGATAAATTAATCCATGTATCTGGATCTGTTACTTCAGGAATTATAGTACCTTCATTATAATGGGTAACTGCTAAATTTTGTTTAGTCCAAATTTGATTTCCAATTTTAATTGTATTATATGTATTACCATCATAATCTGTTATGGTTTCACCAACAATCCAACCAGATGAAGTATCTCGTATACATCTAACAGGAAAACCGAAATTTAAAAATACTTCTGGATTTATGTTTGAACTTTCAGTATTGGTTTCAAGAATAAATGAATCTGCACCAGTATTATCTAAATTAACGGTAGATGTCCAAAAATAACCTTCAGTAGTTATTAAATCAAACATTCCACTTCCTGTACTTTCATAACGTAAACCACTTGGAAGTCCTGTGAAATCCGATTCATTTGTTGCGCCTTCATTTGGTTCAACCCAATGTGTTGTTCCAGCTTCTTTTAATTTGCCCCCTGCAACAAGTTCACCTCCTAAAAAATTTGTTAAAATTTCAAATTCTGATGCTGATGGTACATGCCATCCTATGGGTGCTAAAATATTAGTTTCTACTACATACCAATTATATAATAATCCATAAAAAGGTATACTTACATCAAGAGGTATTGTCCCTGTTAGGTATTTTTCATTTGCTATTAAATATTTATTATTTGCCGTAAAATATGACATACTAATTTATTTTTTTATTACCAACTATATATGTTGTATACAAGTGATGGTCCTACTACTAATCCATATCCACCTGTTGTTATATTAAATCCTCCAGTTACACCAACACCTACACTAAATCCTGAAAACCAATGTTTTTCTTTTAATAATTTTTTTATATATGGATTTGTGTTAGGATCTATAAGTACTCCTTCCATTTGTGCAACAGTAAATCCAGGATATTTGCTTTCTATAAATACACGTAAAACATCTTTTTCTACTTTTTGTCCCCATGTTAAATCTATTTGTGTTAACCTATTTGTTAATTCTGTATCAAGATGTATTAATTCGAGAGGATCTTTTTTTCCTATCCCTATGTAAGTTTTACCTGAAAATACATCAAAATTAGTTGAATCATACTGATATCTTAACGACCAGGGCGCAACATATGTGTTTTCATCTATTTTTGTCAATTGATCTATCTTTTTCACTAAATCTTTAACATGTTGTGCAAAAAATGCAGAATCTTGACGTAATTGTACTATTGCATGCCCTAGTGATATGATTTTGCCATCTTGAGCCTTAATTCTTTCCCAAAGCTCTTTATTTAATGATTTTAAATCCTTTTCTGATGCAATGTATGATGCAATTGAAACTTGAAGTGCCCCACTTTTAGTTTTTTCATATCTAAGAGAATCATTAAGTGCTATGATATTTTGATCACTTATTCTTTGTTGTCTTTTAAGTTCTTTAATTCTTGAACACTGTATAGCATTAAATATAATTAATCCTGCTATAATTAAAGCTATAAATATTTTGCTTTTAATAAAGCTCCATATTTTTTTCCAATCTATTTTTTTAGTTTCTTCTGCCATTTTATTTAAATTTATTATTAATTAGTTCTCAATTCATCTATTACACCATTTGTAGGTAGAATAATATAACTAGGATATATAAGAGTTCCTGTTTTTCTAGTTATATAAATACTATCTATTGATGCTTTTACATAAAATCTATAACGTAATGCACTTCCATTTAAATATGCATATGTTTTTAATGTTGCCATTATTGGAAGATTTCCTAAACTTACGTCAAACATGCTGATTGTTCCTGTTGTTGTATCAGTTGTTCCAGATGTACAACTTCCCATCCATTGTGGTGGTATATGACTATATGCATTACTCATGCCATTTGCAGTAAGTTCGATATATGTATTGTCATATGCAACTGGTAAATATATATTTGTTACATAATTATCACTATAAGAATAATAATTTCTTATTTCTAATGTATAATTAACTGATACATCAAATGTTGTGTCAGTTGGAATATCTGAAATATTTATAGAAGAATTTTTAGTTTTATCAACGCGTGTTGGACTATTTCCTGCACCATAACTTGAACTATCATCGGTTAAAGTAACCGTTACAGGAATACATATACCATTTTGAATTATTGTAGCATATACTGGGCTATTGCCTCCCATAATTGTAGAACTTATTTCTATTATACCAGTTCTAGGTGGACAATCTGTATTTTCAGTAAGACCTATATACATTGATGTATCAGGTCCAGGAGGAACAATAGTATTTGGACTTATATCCCACATAAATGTTCCAGAAACAGATCTTGCACTCCACTCTACATTAGAGCTTACACAGAATGCTGCATAATGACCACCAGAAGATTCACGAGTAAGTGAAGGATCTACAACAATGTATGGTGTAGGTTGTGTTGTAACACTTTTAACTGTTGAATATCTTTGCCATCCATTTTTTGAAAAATTTATATAATATTTAAATGCTGTATTTTCTGCAATTCCAGTAAGATTAACAGATCCAGTGGGATCAATGCCACTAAATACATAAGGCCATAGTTGAGAAGTATCTATTGATAAATTAAATGTTTGTCCATTTGTTGAAATATCTCTGTATACATATAAATCAGCTTTAATATCTGTATCCGGAGTAAAATGTGCTAAATTCCAAAATATTGATACATCTGTTGAAGAATATGTTGCATAAAAGGATGCAGGTGATGATGAAAAAACTCCATCAAATAATGCATTTGCATTTATTTCATAATTAGATAAAATAGTGCCCTCTGGTGTATAATAACTAAATACATTTGAAGCTTGTTTTATTTGACTTAATGATTTTACATCAAACATTAAATTAACATTTCTTATATTACTATTAGAATCTATATTTCCAATTCTAAAAGTGTTTGAAGAAATTTCTCTAACAATAGCGATTGCTTCCGAATTATAGTCAGTATCTTCGATTTTTGCTGCTGAATATACTGTAAATGGATTATAATTTCCTTGTGCAACATTTGAATATTCTATTCTAGTATAATCTATCGGCATTATATTATAAATCTCGGTTGGTATATTATAATATGCGACAGTTTCATCAGTATAAACATTATCGATTATATATTTTGGATAAATGTTTGTATTGTAATATCGATTAAATCCATCAGAAGATGAAATTTGAGCAGATGTAAAATATCCAGAAATATTTAAAACTCCAAATGTATCTCTAAATGTACCTGCTTCTGCATCAATTTCATATACCTTTCCTAAACTATCTACAAATAGATCACCTGTAACATAAACTCTGCCATCTGGTAATGTAGTAGTTGAACCAGACCATAATGTATAATTATTTTGAATAGCAGCATCAATCAAAGGTTTTGCAGTTAATGGATCATAATCAGTAAAATACATAGAAAGACCCTGTATTCCTGCATAACCATCACTACCTTTTCCGCCGAATCCTACTTTTCCTGGTGCATATCTAAATTTTTCCATAATATATTCTATATTTTATATATTTTATTTTTATATAGTTTGTCTAATAACATATACATGTGTACTAATATCAGTTGAATATACATAAACCATACCCAATGAATTATCTCCTGGACTTACTAAAATTGAAAAAGTTCCACTATTAGTTACAGGTCCAACATAATTAACAATATTTATCCAACTATCAGGTGTAGATGCTTCCCATGTAACATCAGCAGATGTTTTAACTCTTATCATATTTGAATATGTAGGATATACTCCTCCAAATTGATTAAATCTAATGTGTGAAGGAGAACTCATTAAATATGGTAATCCAGAATCTTGTCTAACTAATACAGATTCAACAAGTGGGCCTGAAGTTACATATATATTTCCTTCTCTATATCCTCCGGTATTTACATCTACACTAACATCAGTTGCAGTAGATAGCCAATCACCCGATACAGGTATTCGTTTGATCCAAGAATCAGCTGTTGTACTCCAATTAGAAGAATTGGTTACAAATTGTAAATTATATGTTGTTGCTCCATTAATTGAACCATTAGCTGATACATCTAAAATTTTAGATACAGGTGCAGTTATAGTTAATGTTTTAATTCCTTCACCTATTTTAACTTCTTTAACTAACGATTTTCTTATCCAGCCATCCTTATTAATACTTATATAATATCCATAAACTGTGTCTAAAACCACATTAGAAAGATTCACATATCCACTAGAATCTAAATTATGAAATACTTTTATTCTATTAGATTCTATATCTACAGGACTTTTTTCATATAAATATAAATCTGCATATATGCATGGATCTGTTGTGAAATCAGATAAAATCCATGCAATAGATGCATCAGTAGTATTTGATGATGCTATAAATGAATTAGGAGCAGGATTAAAAATATTTCTAAATAAACTGTTACTTCTAATTTCAGAATTTGATAATATTTCACCTGTAGGTGTATTAACACCTATTAAAACGCTGTTTTTCTTTAATGAAGATACATCGAAACATATGTTTGATTGTCTTACACTATTAGATTCATTAATATTACCTATTCTAAATGTATTACCAGATAATTCTCTGACTATTGCAAATGATTTATGATCATCATCAAGTTCCATTTCACCAGCAGAATAAACAGTAAATGCATTACGTAAAGAATTTACAACATCACAATATTCTATACGTACAAAATTTTTAGGTAGTACTCCATAAATTTGATTTGGTAATGATGTATAATTAGGTTTAGCTGTTTTGGAATGAACTGAATCTATAATGTATTTGACAGATGCATCTGAATTCCAATATCTAAAAAAACCGTTTGTTGTAACAGCACCATCTGTAATAAAATAATCACCTGTCATTAATTTACCGGGAGTTATTGAGTATCTTTTTGTTGTATCATTAATAACCCATATTTGACCTCTTGCATCTACAAACAAATCACCATTAACATAATTTCTTCCACCTGGTAATTTTGTTCCACTTGGCATAGATGATATTAATGTTTCGTTATTATTAATAGCAGTAGCAATAATTACAAAATCAACATATGGATCATAATCTGTAAAATATAATGACATACCAGATAATCCTTCAGATCCATCTGCTCCTTTAATACCGTATCCTAGTAACCCTGATGAATATTCAAAATTCATGTGTGTAGTTTATTTATATATTTTTATTTTTCAGTTAATGTAAATTTTATAAAATATGAAAAACTTCCAGTTTTAGGAATTATTATTTTATATGTATATTCATCATTTTCATATATTAATTGTCCATTAAAATTTTGTTTACCATCATTAATAAAAGCTGAATCATATGCATAATGTAATAATTGTCCATCATAAGATTTATAGTAAAAATCTACTTTTATTTTAGGTTGACTCACATTATAATATGTAATAATATTATTTTTTATATATGAATTAATATCTATATTGCTAAATCCCACCCAGTTACTTGTAAAGGTAAGATTTGATATGAATTTGTTTGAAATTGCATTAGTTAAATTAAATAATAATGTTATTTCAGACGATGTTTCAGTTGTTGTTGCTATAGATATATTCCAATTTTCTAATATTATTTCATTTGGTAATTTAGGTAATTTTGATCCAAAAAATGATGGCAATTCATAAGAAGATCTATATCCAGATAATGGTATTGAATCTTGTATATAATAATCATCATCCCATAAAGATTTAAACACATTATAATTTGTGACATAAGATATTGCGTTTCCTGCAGCTACATCCGCCGAAGAAACAGTTGAAACAACCTTATTATACCATAATTGAGGAATATCATTATAAGATAATAAATTAGTATTACTAAACATAAAATCTCTATCAACAATATCTATTAAATCTGATTCTTCATTTGTATTAAATCCTAATATTGAATTAAATTTTGGTTTAAACCATCCGTTATATGTGTACATATTTTCATAGTTTCTTGGTGAATTAATATTTATTGCAAATGGATTTACACCCATAAAATCATATGTTGTGAATAAATAATCACCTCTTAATATGTAATATATTACATTAACACGGGTTTGATTCAATAAATATTTTAAAGTTTCTAAATTAGTTGTATTATTCTTATATAAATTTTGATTACTATTATAACGATATCCATAATTAGTAACATTATTGTTTAATGTATTACTATTTGGAACATATTGATAATCTATATATTGTTTAAATGTATTGTAAGATTTTGGTGCAACAAAAGAAACACCTGTAGTTAAATTATTACCAAATGCGTTCCAAATAGAATGATAACTATTTAAATTTTTATTTAATTGTGCATATGGTCTTGCTATACTTGAATCATAAGTAGATTGATGATCATATATATTGATTTTATTTCTTACAATACTCATATTATTTACATAATATGGAGTCTTAATAAATGAATAATAAGATGAATCAATCAGTGTTCCTGTAATAAATCCACTATTTGTTGGATCTAATAATGATTTACCTGGTAAAAATGAAGAATATCTCATATTGTAATTTAATTCATCATTACCTTGATACCATATCATTAAAATAGTTCCAGTATTCTCATTTATTATAACTTCAATTGGGTGTTTATCACTTTTATTTTTTGATGGTGAAGAAATAAATGAAAACCTATATCTATCATATTTTTTAACGTCAAATGTATTTTTAGCATTATTATTGACCTTAATAGAAATATTTAATCCAGTTAAAAGAGTATCTAATGTATTTTTATATCCATTATAATAAAGTATAGATGAACGAGAATTTGTTCCAGCAACATTATAATTTGAATACACTAATTTTGAAAAATAATCAGTGTATGGATATTGTAACATAGCTTCTTTAAATGTTAAATATGTTGATCCATCTTGAAGAACATCGTTAATATCATAAAATGTATAAAATTCCCATGCTCTTTCACCGGGTGTTAAATATTTAAAAGATGGAAATGAAATTTCTTGATTTTCACCCTGAGCAATAAAATTAGAAGAAGAATTTAATATCAATCTTAATGGATTGTTTCTAGTATCTGTACCACATCCAACCCATTTAGAAACTAAAGGTACAGTTAATCCATATTTTAATAAAACACTAGAATCATAATAATCTGATATATATTCCTCAGAAACAGATGTATCACAACCTGTATAATTATGTGAACCATCTAATACTGCATATGTTATACTTGTGTTTGACGTAGCTAAAAGGTATACACTATTATCAAATGTATTAAATATAGATGAATCACTATAAGATGTAGTTACTCCGTTTTGTGTAATATCAACAGTTCCATATTTAATAATATATGAACCAGGAATATCTAATGTATGTGAAGATCCAGCTTTTATTGAAATACTGTAAGTACTTATATCATCTTCTCTATTATAATAATATTGACTTCTAAATCCTAAACAGGAATCATAAACAGTATAATCAATATCTTTAACAGGATTTATACCCATTAAAGAAATATTAAGTGGCCATATTTTATAAGCATTAAATTTATTTTGAGCTATTTGTATTTCTCCAGTAGTCATTACTAACACATTATCATGCATATGCAAAGGATCTTTTACATACAAATACGAGTTATTTGAAACATCAAATTCTGAAATTTTTCTATACCATCCATCTGCACCTTGATAAAGTGTAGGATCTTCAAATTTATCTAATACATTTTTCGAAGAATCAAAACTATATAAATTGTTATTACCTCTATTAATAAAATTAATAGTTATGCTTTGGCGATCACCATATAATTCAAAATCTATTGGTCCATAAGAAGCATCATACGTAACTACTTCAAAATCACTTGCACTTGGTGTAAATCTTCCAAAAAATGTTATATCTTCAGGTTTTCCAGCATTATTAAATGAAGTTGAAGGATCATTATAATTATTTCTAGTTGAACTAGTTATTCTTTGAAATAACCATTCTTCATCTGGATTTGCATTATCATTAAGAATAATAGATACCCAATTACTTCCTCGTATTCCTGATCTAAATTGTGCTTGTTCATAATCTTCAAACCTGTCAAATGCTAATTCTAATTCTCTAATTTGTTGAGATATAGTTCCATATGTATTAAAATATGTACGATAAACTATAGGATGATGGTCACTTACATCTAACGTAACCGAACAATATTTATCACATGTATATGAACTTGCATTAACACCATAAACTTCCCATATTATATTTTGTGTTTTATTTATAACTCTTAAATGTTCTCCTTCATCTAAAAGATTATTAAGAGTTAATATCATAAAAGGATTTATATTTGTTTGTTCAACATCAACACTAAATATATTTTGATATGGTGAACTTAAATATTGATTTGCAATAGTGTCATTTATCTGATTAACATTAGTAAATCTATGTAATTGATTTCCATCATTAATAACAAAAATTCTATTTGTATATTCATTTATAATATTTCCACTTGCATCAAATATTGAAGAATTCATAAATACACTACTATCTTTACCATCTAATGATAAAATTTCAATAGCACCTGTTGATATGTTAGCATAATATGCAATTTTATATAATATATTCTCTGTTAAGTAAAAACCAAAATATCTACTCATTGTATATAAACTAACATCTTCATCACTAAAAATAAATTCTAGATTTAACATATTAGGGCATAATAGAGTGTTTCTCTCAAACCCTTGTGACACAAATGCATTTAAATCAGTGTAATTATTAGTTGTTTGATTAAAAAAATATGTAGTTTCAGATCTCCCAGTAATAACACCTTTATCTACTGCTATCCCATACCATGTATTGGGATCAGATTCATTTGCATCTGGATCTGTTAATGATAAAAATACAGGTGACTGAATTTTAACAACATCATTAAGGTGTGTTGTTAAATATTTGCCAATTGGTGCATCTGATTTTAAACTCCAACTTCTTATCAAATCACTTTGTTCTAAATATTTTGATGCTAAATTTTCAAGTGAAGATCCGTCATATGTTTCAGCGTTATAAACACCATTTAATCTAAATAATGCAAAATAATCAGGTAATTTTGAATTTAACCAAAGTGGTGCAAGGATACCATTATCTTCTGAATATAGTTCATCTTTTAATAGAGCAGCACCATAATTATATGTAGTAATATATTGATCTTTTAATTCTGTTTTGGGAATAGAAATAGAAAGTGTATTTGCAGAATCTACTCTGTATAATTCACCCAAAGGTAATGTTGAGAATATATTTCTTACATCACTTGATAATATACTATTTGCTGAAACCTTTTGTTTACGATATTTTTTGTTTGATAATATATCTGAAATTTTAAATGTATCTAAAAACATATTATCACTTGTATCTACATATAATTTTATATTTCCCGTAAATTTAGGATTTGTACGTAATAACATATACGATGCTTCATCATCAACAAGAATATTATCATTATCATAAAAATTAAAAGATCCTTGTTCAACAATATACGGTCTATTTAAAATTGAAACATCATGTGTAGATACATCTGAAGTTAAAGAACTTGAATCATAAAAATGAAATATAAGATTTGTATCAAATTTATAATTAATATCAGTATAAACATGAAATGACGCAATGTTGTTTGTAGCATCTAATAATACAGCATATCCTAATGAAGGCTCTCCATAACTATTATAAGAATTAACATCTAATCCATTAACATATAATATTTTGGTACCTATACAACAATCTGGAATTATCCAGTATTCACATGCATCAAAAGTAAAATTTAAAAACGCTTCTGGGTTTTTTGTTGTTAATATAACGGTATTATTGAATTGCTTCATATTTTATTTTTATTATGGTTGTATAATATCTCTAAATTCATCATAAATAGATGGATCTATATTTATAATTGCTTGTAACAATTGTTGTAATGTTCCTGTAATTTGTGGATCTGAATGTGTAGCTGAATTTGGTCTAGTAAGAGTTACATATGTATATGGCGATAAATTTTCAAGTTGACTTTGTAAATCTGTCGTTTTAACTTCACTTATTATTCCTGTAATATCCTTTGTTTTAAGATCATATGCAAGATTAACCGCTTGATGTTTAAAATATGTGCCTGTTCCTGAATTTGGATTTGGAACACTATCTGCTACATGTGTAGGAACTCCTGCTGCAGATAAAGTTTCATCTAATTTTATAGTTTCTTCTTCAACTGTAGCATCTTTTAAGATATTTACAACTTGATCCGATCCTTCAATATTTGAAGGAAAATCAATAATAATAGTATTTGACCAGGAAGATTTTAATGGGTTTAATGGCCAGCCCGCTTCGGATATTGATCGTATTTTAAGTTCTACTTTTTCTCCTTTTCTTATTGGAATATCTACTTGATTTATGTTATTAACTTCACCATCTGCAATATTTTCAACAATCCATGTATAAGTTCCAGAAGATGCATCATAGACTTTTTGTTTGGCTATTGTTTGTACTATTACCCAATCTGTAAATACTCCTCGCATTACTTGTCCTGAAGAAGGATCTGTGTGTTGAAATGTCTCTAATGGATTTCCTGTATTATCTAATCTTAGATAACGATATGCATATTCAAATTGAACAATTTGTTGTGGGGGATTTCCTTTAGGTTCAGGGATTGGAAAAAACCCACGCACACGATATTTTGGTTCTGCTATTACTGCCGAATTTTCATATGCAACAGTTGCAAGTGATCTAACCAAAGATTGATATTCGATAGTTTTCTTTGACAAATCGTTGATATTTGCAGTAATCTTAGCATTTAAATCTGCTCTTTGTCCAACATCAGTTAACTCAACTAATTGTGCCTTTTGATCTGCAATTGTAGTTTTTAAACTATTAATGATTGTTTTAGTACTTTCAATTTGTGTTTGAGTATTCTTAATAGCTTCAGTATCAAGAGCTGCATTTAATTGAGTATTTATTTGTACAACTTTAAAAAAATTATTTGCCATGATATTTATTTTTAATTATTTTTAACTTATTACTGGTGCATCAGGAACTTCTCCAAAAAATGCAGGAATAAATTTCTCTTTTGCTTGTCCTTCTAATTGTCTTCCAAAATCTGATACATAATTATTATAATAATCTTCAAAAGTTAAATTTCCACCATCAATTATTAAATAATTTGTATAAAATGATATTCCATTACTCCAATCATCACCTATGATATTAAAATCATCATTAACACCTTTTATAAAAATTATATTACATTCATTAAAACCGACAGGAATATCTAATATTTTAGTTGAAAATGGTGCATTATAAATTTCAAATGTATTGTTAATAGTTGGATGGTCCATACCTACAGTTGGAATAACATGAATTCTATTTTGACTTAAATTAATATCATCTATTTTCCAAATAGAATTTCCATAACGAAGAGTATCTCCCATTGTCAACTGATGGTTTTTAAGCAAAATTTGATCTGTAGTTTGACCATAGTAAAATGTATCGAGATAATACCATTCTTTTCCGGATATAGTTTGTTTATCCGTTATTACAAAATACCCTGTAAATGGCTCGGTAGCAAGAGGAAGATTTTGAAGTTCTTCATCTTCCCAATATTTTTTTCCTTGTTCTGTAAGATAAGTTATCGTTTCATAATATGTTCTTTCAACACTGCCTATATAATCTAAAAACCACTGTGTTTCTTCGTCACTAGAGTTATCAAAAATAACTCTTTTAACTACAACTCTATCTGACCTGTCATCAATTTTATCTTTAAGATTAAAAGAAACAATAAGTTGTGGAGACATCATTGATTCAAAAAACCAATTACTTCTAGTTTTAAATTTAGTAGGTGCGTTAATACCAGTTATTTTATTGGGTGATATTGCAACAGGAATAGTGGTTACTTTACGATAAGTTCCGTCATTTAATAAAACAACACCTTCTCCTTTAACAAATGTATCCATTGTTTGTGCTAATGCATTAACTTTATTAATAACATTATTATATGAAGGTAATGAATAATATACAGTAGAAGGATCACCTGTAAGTGGATTAGTTTGTTCTATAGACATAACAACCGTATCATCTTGCGTAGTTATGCTTTCATTTAATTTAACCATAGATTCTAGTGCAATATTAACTTGTTCTACAAGTACGTCTACAACTTCACTAAAAGAATTTACATTTGCCATATTTTAATTTTAATTTTTATTTATATTATGTACAATTTGTTGAAGCATTATCATTAAATTCACAATCAACTAATGTTATAGCTCCTATATCATCATAAGCCCAAGTTCCTCCACTAATAGATAACGTAGTATCAATATGTGTACCCGCAGAATAACTAATTGGTCCAGAATAAAGTTTTTGTGTACTGCCATCTATAGTTAACATTACAGAACAATCTGTAACATCTATTATTTTTTGTTGTAGACCATATATTCCTCGTGCAACAATATAAAAATCAATAGTGCTTGATCCAAATGTCATATCTAATTGTGGTGCAAAAGAACAAACCGGTGTAGAAGAAATAGATACTTCTGGAAAAACCGAAGTCCATCCCGAAGGATGATATGGAACATTACCGCCACCATAAATATATGGTATTTGATTCTTATGAAATTTAATTGTAGTGTAATTGTTATTTCTTATTCCTAAATTTATTTTTTTAACACTTGTTAAATCAGATATATATGTTTCCATATATATTGATGTATCAGGATCTGATAAACCTCCTGTGGGATAAGAATAAACCCAAACAGGTGCTTGTGTTGAATAAGCTTGTTTAGTTACTTGTCTCGTGTGTCCAGCTAATGGAATAATATCATCATATAAAATTGATGCGCATTGACGTTTAATAAGATTTGTTTCATTTGTTCTATCTAAAGAAGTAGGATAAAAATCCATAGTAACATAATCTGCTGGTTCAACAAAAGCTTTTATATTCATATTTTGAGGAAACCAAGATACTGCAAAATCAAAGTCTGCAGCACTAGGACCCCAGTTTTGAGTATAATCTACTTGTGCTGACGGAGTTAATGCTGAATCATTATAGCTTCTAAAATCACCCAATTTATAATTTGATGTTGGTGGTGTTAACGTAACATTTTTACTCGCATCTACAGCCAAACTACCTGGAGCATAAAATGAATATTTATTTAATCCAGGCGCTCCAACTAAAGCAGATACAGAATTAGATGAACTACCTATTTCTGTTTTTACATCTGATATTGTAATATTAGTTAATCCTAATGACATATTTTTATACTATATTTGCAAATGCTGTTATTTCTCCTTTTGATAATATACTTCCATCAGTAGTAAACATAAATAAACTTACGTCTATATATTTTAATACTAAATTATTTCCACTTGCTACAAATGACCAATTTGCTGGTAAACTAGCTCCACCCCCAGAAGTACCCTGAGTTCCTTGTGTTCCAGCGCCAGTAATACCTTGTATTCCTTGTGTTCCTTGAACGCTTCCAGCAGTACCTTGATTTCCTTGCAACCCAGTACCAATAGTGCCTTGTCTTCCTTGTGTTCCTTGAGTCCCTTGTCTACCTTGAATACCTTGTGTACCCCCAGCTGTTACACCTTGAATACCTTGAATTCCTTGTGTACCTCCACCTGTGCCACTTGCCTCAAGCATTCCATTATCCCAGTAAAATGAATCTCCTAATGAACTTTCAATAATAATTGTAGAAGATACTATTGATGTTGATGAATCAAAAATAACATGTCCAGATGTATCTATTGTCATTACAGGTCTTGGTCCACCTGTATAAAATGTAATATCTCTGTAATTAGTTGAACACCCAATTTGTAATGGTGAACCATATCCTAATAAAATGTTTCCTCCTGTGTCTCTTACTGCATTTTCAATTATAAGATCCATAACTTTAACACTTACATCAAATTGTGCAGGATAAATTGGATATTTATTGAAAAATCCTATTCTTCCATCATCCATATAAATTGAAGATTCAGTAAGAATAGATTGTGTAGAAAACATAGGTATTGCATTATCTGTTCCTGATATACTATTAATATCATTAAGTAATTGTTCTAACGCAATAATTGAATTTAGTATATTAGTTTGTTGTGATGTTATGTCTAAATATTGTTCTGTAATATAATTTATAGTGCCAGTATGTTGATTTAAAATAGCAAGCGTTTTTCCTAAACTATCAAATACATCTGTAAAATCTTCTAATACTATTTGATCAGATGTTGATTCATCCATTATTGTTGCTGCCGTGTCATCTAACATATAATCAGACTTAATGTTAAGTCTAAATGAATATGAAGTTCCAAATCCTGTAGGCCCACTTTGTATTTTAGTAATAGATGGTAATATTATTTGATTTAAAGGATAGTCTTGTGTATTTCCACTTGGAGCATCTAAGAATAAAATACCTAAAAGATTAGTTGCAAGTACTTTATCAAGAGTTTTATTATAAACCGAATAATATATCATGATAGCATTGAAATCAAATGTATCATCTAATACATATGCCGGATCAATTGCTAATCTGTCAAAAGTAAGAGCAGGATCATTAAATATAGTTTTTAAGTTATCCAAGTCATATTCGATAGATATACAATCAACATTTGATCGTTTGTATTCTAATACAGAATTATATTGAAGATTAAAATTGTATATACCAGAATCTATATACGTTGATGTATCTATATAATAATTGTTATCTACATCTAAATATAATCCTTCAGCTGTCCACCACCAACCAGTTTGATATCCTGAACCATCACTTGCATCATAATACATATCAACACCAACTACTTCTGTACTTGAATCTGCTAAATCATAATATGCTTTAAAATCTAGTGCATCAGGATGTGGTCTAAGAAATGTTTCTCTTCCATATATATTTGTGTTTCCTTCTAAAATAGATAATCCATGATAATAGTTATCATCTTCGACTTGTTTAAAATATACAGGTGTTTGTCCGAATGATGTAGGAACTAAAACATAGGTTTCATTATAAGTTCCAAATGTATCTGTACGAACAGAACCCGCACTAATTTGCCCTATACATTTAACTACAGAATTATATCCAATTGAAGAATCTGTATCACGTTCTTCTTGCCAATATAATCCAATTGATGTATCATATGACTGCCAACGAATTGCTCCAGTTTCTTTTAACCATTTCCAGAATACTCTTTCTGATATAGTAGTACTTAATGCTGCATTATATGTTCCTTGTCTTAAAAGATTAACTTCAAGATTGAGTGCATAGTTTTGAAAACTTTCTGCAACTATGATTCTTCCATCTTTAATACTTCCACTATTTAAAAATGATTGATATGCACCCGGAATTGCAAGTACATTGAATCTATTTTGTTGTAAATTATCAGGAGCATCAATAGAAGGAATATTTAACAAAGCGTAGTGTGACATTTTCACCACGTTATTTCTTTCATTTATATTTAAACCTATATCTTCAAGAGCAGAACTAAACGTATAAATAGTTCCCCCTTGTGTCCGCATACGTTTAACAAATGGTGTTGCTGTTGCCATGTTACTTTTTTTATTTTATATATCTTAAAAAATATTTTTATTTAAAAAACAAAGGACTTTATATAAAGTCCTTTGTTTTTTTATTACTATTTATTTTTTTAATTAAGTACTTACATCATATACTATTTCCCATTCTGTATCAGTAGCAATATCTGTTCTCAAGAATTTTCTTCTTTCTAATCTCCAGTTTGCTAATCTAGATTCAGGAGTAGCAGTATCAAGAAGTGTAAATTTATCCCAATATTTAAATAAAGTCCAATAATTAGAAAAAGTTGATGCTGTCCCCCCTATTGACATATCATACATAAATCCATAAGGAGTAAGATCACATATATCATTTAACATCACATCATGTATACGATATGTATAATATGCAGTTACATTAGTAGCATAAGAATCCGAATTATATAACCAAAGTCCACCAATAGGATCAGGTACTCTTGTTTGAGTAGTAAATGGTAAAACTCCTACACCAAATGGTAATCTACCTGCCGGATTTGGCATTGTTTGGAAACCAATTTGACCTACAAGTGTTTGCGCTCTACTATAATTTGGGTTACAAGATACATCTACAATATTATTGTTGAGTAAAACTATAGGCATCGTTATTGTTTTAGTATCAGGATTCCAACTAACATCAGCTGAAAAATGGGTGAAGAAATAATCATAGCCCATTGCACTATCACCACAAGAACTAGCATTTTTAATATAAGTTTCATAATATGAATAATATTGTATACTTGTATCGGGAACTGTTAACCATTGTGAATATCGAGAAGAATTTTTTACATAAGTTATACCCGATACAAATGCATCATAATCAGATGTGTCTGTACAAGTTATAACTACGGCTGATACATCTGATGTTTGTAAAGTATACGTAATTGATTGGCCAGGATTACAATTTACACAACTAGTAGAATTATGTCCTCCTGTATATACTACTTCAGCAGCACTCTGAGTATACCAATATAATCCTATTCTTACAGGATTTGTTAAAGATGTTACAGCTGGCGTACTAATAGCAGTTGTACCTAAATGTAAATATTTCCATATAAACGGTGAAGTAATTGAATTTTTGATGGGTTGCGGTGCATTTTCTAATGTATCATATTCTATTTTATAATGACAATTTGTAGAAGATACAACATAACTTATAGATGGATCATCAATAATTTTAGAAATATCACTATCATAAATCCAATTACAACTTATATCACTAGATGATAATGCTTTTAATCTTAAATCCCATCGTGTATTATTGTTAGTCGGATCATATACACTTGCAATTATTTGTATTTTTAAATAATCACCTGATGAATAAGGTATATTATCTAATTTTGTAATATATCTAATACCATAAATTCCATCTTGTGCTGTTCTATAATATATTCTTGGATTATTTGGATAATCTGTTGGATATAGATTTTGTGTTAAATACGTATTATTAGTACCATATGTTCCATGTACAAAATTATCAAGTATACTTCCGTCTACATTAGTAGATGTACAATAATATATTTTTATTTGTTCTGTTACATCATAACCGTCAAATTCCCATGCCAAATAATCCATACTTGGGCATATATCAAATTTAAAAGTTCTTGATTTATTTGCACCACTATCTGCTATATTATTATAAGATACATCATATAAATATAGTGGGTTTACACCACGTGAAGTATCACAAGTTATTGGTTCAATTATTACAGGATCTAAACAAGTTGTAAAATCTGGACTATATCTTGCGTCAGGTGTTTGGTAAGCACTATATTTAATACTATCTAAATATACATATTTAATGATTGGATATAATGTTCCGGCAAATACAATTTCATCTATAAATGGATGTTGAGATTGAATAGATGGATCAGTTCCTACTCCAGAAACAAATACTGTACTTCCTTGTGAAGAATTTAAATTCCATTCTATTACATAATCTCCTATTTCACAAGATGAAGAAGTTAAAACATCAGCACTTAAAAATCCTCCAGTTGGTGACGGTGTTGCAAAATAAGGTCCACAACTTGCACAACCATAATATTCTGGAAATAAATTACAGTTAATATAATATGTAAATGTTTGTCCTGCACTATTAAATATAGACGTTAAATTAACTATATTTGCATTTAATGAACAATCTGTTGGAGGTGAGTTAGTACCACTTGCAACATTAACTGTTAAATCTGCAGATGGTTCATGACCAACTCCACTATACCATGCATCTAAATTTGCAAATATATCATTCACTGTTGCTAAATCTAACCCACAACCTGAAGCATCAAAAGATGTAAATTGTTGATTAATTGTTGGTAATGTTATATGTGTAAGATTTGGATTATTATATACTGCAAAAACCCCGCCTAATCCTGTAAGTCCTGATACATCTAGAGTTCCAGTTAAATCACATTTGTATGCACGATAATATGTAAACACTTGAGATGAATCTGGATTAAGTATTGATGTAAGACTCGGATTTTCATTAACATCAAAAAATCCTCCTAATCCTGTAAGTCCTGATACATCTATAGTTCCAGTTAAATTACAATTTTCTGCGTCATATAATCCAAATACTTGAGATGAAATTGGATTAAGTATTTGTGTAAGACTTGGATTATAATGAATATAAAAACTTCCACCTAATCCTGTAAGTCCTGATACATCAAGAATTCCAGTTAAATCACAATAAGTTGCATTATAAAATGTAAATACTTGAGATGAAACTGGATTAAGTATCTGTGTAAGATTTGTGTTATAACCAACATTAAAGTTATTTAAATTGTTAAGAGAAGATATATCTAATGTTCCAATCAAATTATCTTGATCCATATTAATTGCTGTAATATCTGCAGATCCATCTGTTGTTCCAGTAAATACCTGTACAGTTTTATTTCCACCGCTTATATACGTGTGACTAAAATTATTTGAATTTACATTATTGGATGCATCACCTAAATTCCAATTAAGTATACCTGAAGAAACTGTAAATATCGGATCAAATGCGTCGGTTGAAGCATTAGTTGTAAATTGAAGTATTTTTTCTCCAGTAGAAGGTTCTGCTGTACTACAATTAATATAATATGTGAAAGTTTTTCCAGCTCCATTAAATATTGATGTTAGATTAACTATATTTATATTTAAACAACAGTCTGTAACAGGAGAATTATTTCCACCTGCAACATTAACTGTTAAATTTTCTGATGGTTCATGACCAACTCCGCTATACCATGAATCTAAATTTGAAAATACACCATCTACAGTTTGTAAATTTAATGCACAATTATTAGCATTAAAAACTACAAATTGTTGATTGATTGTTGGCAAAGATATATGAGTAAGATTTGTATTGTTTTGAACTCTAAAATCACCGCCTAAATTAATAAGTCCCGATACATCTAATGTATCATTTAAACTACAATCATGTGCCCAATAATATATGAATATATTTGATGAATCTGGATTAAGTATTGTTGTAAGATTTGGATTATTACGAACATCTAATTCTCTTCCTAATCCTGTAAGTCCTGTTAAATCTAGAGTTCCGGTTAAATCACAATTACTTGCAACATATGAACCAAATGCTTGTGATGAATCTGGGTTAAGTATTGTTGTAAGTTTTGGGTTTGTATGAACAATAAAATATCCACCTAAATTAGTAAGTCCTGTAAGATCTAATGTTCCAGTTAAATCACATTGATATGCAATATAATTTTCAAACACTTGAGATGAAACTGGATTAAGTATCTGTGTAAGATCCGGATTAGTATTAACCACAAATTCTCCACCTAATCCTGTAAGTCCTGATACATCTAGAGTTCCAGTTAAATTACAATCATATGCACGATAATCTGTAAACTCTTGAGATGAAACGGGGTTAAGTATCCGTTTAAGATTAGGATTATTATAAACTCTCAAAATTCCCCCTAAATTAGTAAATCCTGATATATCTAAAGTTTCGGATAAATTACAATCATAGGCCTCATAATATGTGAATACTTGTGGAGAAGCTGGATTAAATATATATGTAAGATTTGGATTATTATAAACAGTAAAAATCCCCCCTAAATTTGTTAATCCTCTTAGATTTAAAGTTCCGGTTAAATTACAATTATATGCGCCATAAAAACTAAATATTTGTGATGATATTGGATTGTATATGTTAGTAAGATTTATATTATTTAAAACTTGAAAATTTCCCCCTAAACCTGTAAGATCATCAATATTTAAAATTCCTCTTAAATTACAATTATTTGCCAGATAAGATGTAAATATTTGTGATGAATTAGGATTAAGTATTCTGGTAAGTTGTGGATTATCGTTTACATTAAAATCTCCTCCTAAATTACTTAATTGTAAAAAATTTAATGTTCCATTTATACCATCATTTTCCATATTAATGCCAATAATATCATTTACCCCTCCAGTTGTCCCTTCATATATTTTAACTAATTTATTTCTTCTATAATTTCTATAAATATGAGTAAAACTATTAGCATTTACATTTGTGGAAGTATCACCTAAATTCCAACGAAGTACACCTGTAGAAGGTGATACTATAAATGTTGGGTCAAAAACCGAAGCATTTGTTATAAAATTTAACATATGCCTATTATCAAAAAACGGTATTAAAGAATCAAATATTATTTTTTTAGACATAATATATTATTATAAATATTTTATACATATGGGCCCCCTTTATTCCAATAATAATCAGAACCATCATATAAAAATGATAATATATCTATAGCATCTGATGCCGTAGATAATTCCCAATTATCATTTTTATAACTATTATCGGGTAATTCTAATAATCTATTACCTATATTATCTTGAATAGCTAGTAACGTTCCAGTATCACCATTTGATATATTAGTAATATTAAGACTTGCATTAGTTGTAAGTGTTAATTTTGCATTATAACCATCAGTAATATTCCATGTAAACGTACTAACATTAATAGTAAGATTTTGGAATATCTTATTATCATTTGCTGTACTACCTTCAAATGGAATATTAAATTGATATATAACTCCATTTATGTTTATAGATCCATCTACATTTACATAATTTGTTCTAAATCCCATTATATTTTTATATTATTTTATAAATTATATATAATTAATTATATTTAATTTTATTAATGCGGTTTGATATACAATTCCTCTCATACTACAAACAAAATAAATATCATTTTTTTCGATAAACATTGCAGGTTCTGCTCCCATATGATCTCCAGCCCAATCATAATTTCCATAAATATCTTGAAAATACAGAGGGTTCCATATTACAGGTCCTATTTGATTAATACTCCAAATTTCTGTACTTGGATCAAAATCTAATAAACAATATTCTCTATTGCCTTTATTACCACTTGGACTCCATCTAGAAAATCCAGCAAATAAACCAAATATATTATTATGAAATTGTCCTATCAACGGAGCATCTACATTATTTGACCATGCAACACCATCATTATTAGCATAATTATTTGATGGGTCAACAACAGTTTGATAAGTCGTATATGGTCCTTCTAAATCTAACGATTTAGCAGCAACAATCTTTCTTTGTACAGCTAACGCTTCTGTAGTTCTACATAAAATATGATAATATGATCCTATTTTTAATATAGAACCTTCGCCTATACCATAAATATCAGTTCCTGAAAAGGATATATAATCACTAAACGATATATTACTGGCGTCTTCATTAAAATACATTATTGCCATTTTTTGAGTAGGTGTTGTATCACTTCTCGCACACCCAACTGGAATACAATAGTTTCCATTAGATATTTTTATTATATTTCCACATGCTACTAAATATGTACAATTTGTAAGTCCTGATGATGCTGGAGTTACAATAGGGTTATCATCATTACCCATAGTCCATGATATCATATCAGGTGATGTTGCATAACCTATTGAATAACTATTATAACCGCTAAACAATCTATAATATGTTCCATTGGAATGTTTCCAAATAGGTCCTCCAACAGATGCTGCTACTCGCCAAGCGGGTGCGCCACTAACACTTATTAATGGATCAGATGTTTGATCACCAACAAAATGATAATTTAAGAAAGGATTATATAAGACTAAATTATCATTTACTTCCCAATCAGTTAAATCATACGCTATTGGGAATGTTAATGTTTTATTATTACGAATTATATCACAATCACTTTTATATGAATAATCTCCTGTTGCAGTAGGATCACTAGGAGTACTAGTTTTATTTGCATCACATAACATTGCAATCCAACCCGATGAATCAAATCCTATATGATCAGGTAAATTATCAATAGTAATAATTTGTTCATTTTTAGATGTAATAGATAACATAGAACTATCAGATGCACTCAATGTATTATCTAATTGTAAATTTCGTATTAATGTATAATTAAATGATAAAAAAGGTGTAGCAATCAGATATTTATTATCTGTTATAATCATTTTATCATTGTATGTTAAGTATGACATAGATGTTTATTTTATTTTTATTTTAAAATATTAAGTATTAATATAATATGTAAATGTTCGACCTGCTGCAGCAAATATTGATGTACAAAGTATAATGTTAATATTAGAACTACCATCTGTTGGTGGTGAATTAGTTCCCCCATTTAAAGTTACTACAATATCGGATCCAGGTGTAGTAGAAGTATAGAAATTTTTAAATTTTAAAAATACATCATCAACAGTTGATACACCCAATGAACAGTTTCCGGCATCAAATTTAGATGCATATTGTGAATTTGTAAATTCTGGTAATAATATTTCTGAAAGATTAGGATTATCAGAAAAATCAAAGACAATAGCCAAACCACTTAATCCACTAACATCTAGAGTTCCTGTAAGATTATTATTATCTAAATAAATTGTTGTAATTGCTGTAGATGAATTTGGCAATAATATATTAGTAATACTTAGATTACTTCTTATCTGAATATTTCCACCTAATCCTATAAGTCCTGTAAGATCTAATGATGTTAAACCAGTGTCATTAACTACATACCAATCAAAAATTTGTTCAGAAGATGGATTTAATATATTTTCTAGATTATAAGAATTTGCTACTTCAAAATCTCCGCCTAATCCTGTAAGACTTGATAAATCTAATGTTCCAAGTAAATCACAATATCCAACATGAAATCTAGTAAATATTTGTGATGAATCTGGACATAATATATAATTAAGATTTGCATTATTATTAAACTCACAATCTCCCCCTAATCCTGTAAGTCCTGTAAGATCTAAAGTTCCTAATAAACTAATTCCACTAACTTTATATTGTGTAAATACTTGTGAAGATATAGGATTTAATATGTAATTAAGATTAGGATTAGACCAACTTACATTAAATGATCCTCCTAATCCTGTAAGTCCTGATACATCTAGAGTTCCAGTTAAATTACAACTATTCGCCCAATAACCCGTAAATACTTGAGATGAATCCGGATTAAGTATCTGTGTAAGATTTGGATTATTATTAATAATAACTATTCCTCCTAATCCTGTAAGTCCTGTTAAATCTAAAGCCCCTGATATATCACAATTATGTGCCCAATAACCCGTAAATACTTGAGATGAAACTGGATTAAGTATCTCAATTAGATATGGATTATTATCAACTCTAAAATCTCCTCCTAATCCTGTAAGTCCTGATACATCTAGAGTTCCAGTTAGATTACAATGATGTGCATAATAACCTGTAAACACTTGAGATGAATCCGGATTAAGTATCTGCGTAAGAGTTGGATTAGTATTAACATCAAACCATCCACCTAATCCTGTAAGTCCTGATACATCTAGAGTTCCAGTTAAATCACAATTAGATGCATAATAAGTTGTAAACACTTCAGATGACACTGGGTTAAGTATCTGTGTAAGATTTGGATTATTATAAACGTTAAAATATCTTCCTAATTTTACAAGTCCGCTAAGATCTAAAGTATCTCTTAAATCACAATTATATGCACTATAAGATAAAGGCATATCTGGTACACCAGAGGTCTCTAAAAATCCTAATGATATATCTGGATTAATTATTGTATTAAGACTCGAATTATAACTAACGTTAAAGTTTCCAAACAATCCTATAAGTGATGAAATATCTAAAGTTCCAGTTAAATTACAATTATTTGCCCAATAATAATAAACTGGTACATCTGTTTTTCCATGAAGTATCTGTGTAAGATTAGGGTTATTATAAACTTGAATCCAGTATGCACACCCAGGAAGACTTCTAAGATCTAATGTTCCTGTTAAATCACAATTATAAACATCAAATTGTGCCATAAATCGTGATGAATCTGGTAAAATTAATGATGTAAGATGTATATTATTATAAAGAAATAAATAAGGAGTCCACCCTGTAAGTCCTGAAAGATCTAATTCTCCTATTATATCATCATTATCGGCATCATAATAAGAAAATTCTTGTGATGAAATAGGATTAATTACTGTATTTAGACTTGGATTAGCGCCAATTCTAAATTCTCCACCTAAATTTGTAAGACTTGATAAATCTAATGTTCCAACTAACCCCTCATTATGCATTTGAATTTCAGTAATACTACTATTACTTCCATCTGTTGTTCCAGAATATATCGTAATAGTTTTATCACCCTCAAGAGCATATGTGTGTGAAAAACTATTAGCATTTATGGCTGTATTATCACCCAAATCCCAACTCAATGTTCCAACAGAAACTACAAATGTTGGTTCAAATGCTGAAGTAGAAGCATTTGTTATAAAATGAAGCATAGGTGTTCCTATAGAAGAATTACAATTAATATAATAAGTAAAAGTATACGCTGTACTATTAAATATAGATTCTAGATTAATTATATTTGTATTTAACCAACAATCTGTTGGAGGTGAGTTAGTTCCACTTGCAACATTAACTATTAAATCTGCAGATGGTTCATGACCAACACCACTATACCATTCATCTAATTTAGTAAATATATCATCTACTGTAGTTAAATCTAATGCACATCCTGACGCATCAAATTCTATAAATTGTTGATTAATTGTAGGTAAAATTATTTTATTAAGACTAGGATTATTTTGAATATAAAGTTGACTTAAATTAGTTAAGATAGAAATATCTAAAGTTCCAATTAAATTATCATCACCCATATTTATATAAGTGATACTATCACTTCCGTTTGTTGTTCCAGAATATACTTTAACTATATAATTTCCTGTAAGTTGATAAGTATGACTAAAACTATTTGCATTTACAGATGTAGAACTATCTCCTAAATTCCAATTCAGAGTTCCATCAATAACCAATAATGTTGGATCAAATGGGTCTACTATCACATCTGTAAAAGCATTACTCCAAGTATTATTATAAGCGCATAAAGCTCCTATTGTTAATGCTGCCCATTCTGTATAATTCGTTATTTCTGGTATATTATCACCTGTACGATATTTTGTTTCACATAAATTATCTGCTAACCATTCTTGATTATCTATACAAATTGTTCTATATGTTTTTCCATCGTTACCAATATATGTACCTGTTTCTCCATCTATTAAATCAGTAGAATCTTTAATTGGACGAATAGGACAACCTATAGAATATGGCAAACAAACATAGGCCCCCCCAATTAAAAAATTTGCGTCAATAGTTGATGTTTGACCTATTCCCGCACAATTATAACCATAAGGTGCTACATAACCATAATCTGTACTTGTCCAAAAAGTTGTTAGATATTTTATGTAATAAAAATCTTGAGAAACCAAAATATGGGCTAATCTAAACCCAGATCCTCTTGCATTAAATTTAGATAAATTTGTTGCTCCTACATTTGGAGAATCCCAATATGTAAATCCTGTTTCTTTTAAAGATCCTCCCGCTACATTATTATCAGAAGAACCGACCGGATCTAAATAAAGCATAAGTGTAGAAAATTCATCAACACTTGGTAAATGCCACCCACTTGCTAATATATTACTTGCATCAATAGCAGCATACCAATTATAAAGTAAACCATATTTTGCTCCACCTGATATTTGAACATTAGTTGTAAATTCCATTATAGGACCGGGTGAATTACAATTAATATAATATGTGAATGTCTGTCCTGCACTATTAAATATAGAAGTTAAATTAACTATATTTGCATTTAATGAACAATCAGTTGGCGGTGAATTAGTTCCCGATGCAACATTAACCATTAAATTTTCAGATGGTTCATGACCAGTACCACTATACCATGCATCTAATTTAGCAAATATGTCATCTACTGTTGCTAAATCTAATCCACAACCTGATGCATCAAACACTGTAAATTGTTGATTTATAGTAGGTAATGATATATGTGTAAGATCTGGATTATTCCAAACTCTAACATCTCCACTTAAATTAACAAGCCCTGATATATCTAAAGTTCCAGTTAAATTACAATTAAATGCGAAATATTCTGTAAATATTGTAGATGAAGTTGGATTAAGTATATATTGAAGATTTATATTATTATAAACAAGAAAATCACCGCCTAATCCAGAAAGTCCAGATACATCTAATGTTCCTATTAAATTACACATAGAAGCATAATAATGATTAAATATTTGTGACGATACTGGGTTAAGTATATATTGAAGATTTGAATTACTATATACTCTAAAATCTCCACCTAAATTATCAAGTCCAGAAACATCTAATGTTCCATTTAAACCACAACTGTAAGCCCAATAATATGTAAATGCTTGTGATGAATCTGGATTAAGTATCTGTGTAACATTTGAATTATTATTAACTACGAATGCCCCGCCTAATCCTGTAAGTCCTGTAATATCTAAAATTCCGGTCAATTGACAAAAACCCGCAAGATATTGTGTAAATATTTGAGATGAAATTGGATTAAGTATATATTGAAGATTATTATTACTAATAACACTGAAATTACCTCCTAATCCTGTAAGTCCTGATATATCTAAAGTTTCTGTTAAATCACAATTACCTGCATTATAATCTGTAAACACTTCAGATGAAATTGGATTAAGTATCTGTATAAGATTTGAATTACCTTCAACATTAAATACATCACCTAATTGTGTAAGATTAGATACATTTAATGTTCCAACTAGATTATCTTCATCCATAGTTATTTGAATAATACTTGTGCATCCATCAGTTGTTCCAGTATATACTTTAACTGTTTTATTTCCTGATGATGCATATGTATGACTAAAGGCATTTGCATTTACAGAACTAGAACTATCATCTAAATTCCAGTTAAGTGTTCCATCAACAACTGTAAATGTAGGATCAAATTCATATGTTAAAGCGTTTGTAGTAAATTCAAGTATTTTTGTTCCAATTGGAGGTTCACCACAACTTGCATTGATCCCTATATTTAAAGTTTTGCCCGCTGTTCCAAATATAGATTGTAAACTAACTATATTTACATTATCCCAACAATCTGTTGGAGGAGAGTTAGTTCCTCCAGCAAGAGAAAGTGTTAAACCAATTGTCGGCGAATTACTACTATAATATGTGTCAAGTTTTGCAAATATATCATCAACGGTAAATAAATCTAGACCACAATTAAAAGCATCAAAATAAATAATTTCTTGATTAAGAGTCGGTAAAAGAATTCTTGTAAGATTTAGATTATTTTCAACTCTAAAATCATTACATAGATTTATAAGTCCTGATACATCTAAAGTTCCAGTTAAATTACATTTTGGCGCCCAATAACTTTGAAATAGTTGTGATGATGTTGGATTAAGTATCTGTGTAATATTTGAGCGAGAATACATATCATTATCATTAACAACTTGAAAATCACCTCCTAATCCTGTAAGTCCTGTTAAATCTAGAGTTCCAGTTAAACTACAATCATATACTAAATAACTAGTAAACACTTCAGATGAAACTGGATTAAGTATCTGTGTAAGATTTGGATTACCACGAACATCAAATTCTCCACCTAATCCTGTAAGTCCTGATACATCTAGAGTTCCAGTCAAATTACAATAATATGCATTATAATATGTAAACACTTGAGATGAAATTGGATTAAGTATCGATGTAAGATTTGGATTAGCACCAATAGCAAATCGTCCACCTAATCCCGTAAGTCCTGATACATCTAGAATTCCAGTTAGATCACAATTATATGCATAATAATCTGTAAACACTTCAGATGACACTGGATTAAGTATTTGATTTAAACTTGAATTATAAATAAGAATTAAATAATTTAATTTAGTAAGGCTTGATATATCTACAATTCCTGCTATATTAACAGAATAAAAATCGATTCCTGTTATACCACTACAGCCATCTGTCGTTCCTGTATATATTTTAACCATTTTATCTCCTTCAGATGTATATTCATGTATTAAGTCATTTGTATCTACAGACGTAGAAGTATCACCTAAATCCCAATTAAGTGTTCCGTCAACAACTATAATAGTTGGATCAAAATTTGCTAAATATGAATTAGTCGTAAATTTAAAAATTGGTGTTTCTAGTGGATCACAGTTAATATATATATTTAAAGTTTGTCCTGCACTACTGAATATAGATTGTAAATTAACTATATTTACATTTTCCCAACAATCTGTGGGTGCTGCATTAGTTCCGCCCGCAACACTTATAAGTAAATCATTTATAGGTGCATTACTTGTGTACCATGTATCCATTTTTGCAAATATATCATCTACAGTAACTAAATCTAAAGCACAACCTGATGCGTCAAATACTATAAATTCTTGATTAATTGTCGGTAATGATATGTGTGTAAGATTTTGATTATTTAAAACATTAAAAGTACCACCTAAATTAGTAAGTCCTGATACATCTAGAGTTCCAGTTAAATTACAATTATATGCCCAATAATATGTAAATACTTGAGATGAATCTGGATTAAGTATCGATGTTAAATTTGGATTATTAACAACATAAAATTGTCCACCTAATCCTGTGAGTCCTGTTAAATCTAGAGTTCCAGTTAAATTACAAGTATCAGCATAATAACTTGTAAACACTTGAGATGAAACTGGATTAAGTATCTGTGTAAGATTTGGATTATTATAAACCCAAAAATTTCCACCTAATCCTGTAAGTCCTGTTAAATCTAGAGTTCCAGTTAAATCACAACCATATGCATAATAACTTGTAAATACTTGAGATGAAACTGGATTAAGTATCTGTGTAAGATTTGGATTATTTGGAACATCAAAATATCCTCCTAATCCAGTAAGTCCTGATACATCTAGAGTTCCAGTTAAATCACAACTATATGCATAATAACTTGTAAACACTTGAGATGAATCTGGATTAAGTATTTGTGTAAGATTTGGATTATTAAAGACATAAAATTCTCCGCCTAATCCTGTAAGTCCTGATATATCTAAAGTTCCAATTAAGTTACAGTCATATGCATAATATTTGATAAATATTTCTGATGATATTGGATTAAATATATAATTAAGATTTTGATTATTATAAACATAAAACTCTCCGCCTAATCCTGTAAGTCCTGATACATCTAGAGCTCCAGATAAACTACAATCATAAGCATAATAATATGAAAATACTTTAGATGAAACTGGATTAAGTATAGATGTAAGATTTGGATTACCACCAACATTAAAATATCCACTTAATCCAGTAAGTCCTGATACATCTAGAGTTCCAGTTAAATTACAACTATATGCAACATAATATGTAAACTCTTGTGATGAATCTGGATTAAGTATTGATGTAAGATTTGGATTATTATTAACATAAAATTCTCCACTTAAATTAATAAGATTTCTTAAATCTAAAGTTCCAACTAAGTTATCAATATCCATATTTATAGATGTAATACCTGTACTTCCAGAAGTTGTTCCTGAATATACTTTAACTGTTTTATTTCCTGTAGTTGTATATGTATGATTAAAATTATTTGAATTTATAGATGTAGATGTATCTCCTAAATTCCAATTAAGTATTCCAGAAGAAGTTGTAAATGTAGGATCAAAGGGTGATGCATAAGCATCAGTTATAAACTCAAGAAGTAAATTAGGAATTGGTTCAGGAGGTATATATGCTGATACTTCGAATCCTAATAATAATTTATTTATAATTGAATCAAAATATTTTCCAGTTAATTGTAATTTATTTGTTACACTTGATGTATATCCTATATACGCATTATTCCAGTCATTATTGTATGCAGATAAAGCGCCTGTTGATAAGGCAGCCCAAGCTGAGTTATTAGTTATTTCAGGAATTGTTGTTCCGTCACGATATTTAGTTTCTGCTAAATTGCTTGAAAGCCATTCTTTTCCACCTATACAAACTGTTCCATAAATCTTACCATCATTACTTGTATATGTTCCAGTTTCTCCTTCACCTAGTGATGTAGAATCTTTAACTAGACGAATTGATATTCCTACATTTTTGTCTTGAATTTGAGAACTTCCTCCAGGTTTAGACATCATAAACATAGAATCAAGTGCATTAATCCAAGATACTAATCCATAATCTCCTGATTGACTGGGTGTCCAAAAATAACAAGCGTATGTAAGGTAATCAAAGGTTCCATCTGCAAGTCTTTGTGCAGCACCTCTTGCATTAAATCCTACGATATTTGTTCCTGTATTGGGATCATACCAATGAGTAGTACCAGTATCTTTTAATTTATCTCCTGCATCATTAGCAGGAACAGGAAAATCACCGTCAGGATCTACAGCTATCATTAAATCCCATAAATCTTGCACAGTCGACAAATGCCATCCTGTATTAGCTATGTTTCTTACATCAGTGGCAGCATACCAGTTATATAGTAAACCATATTCTACAGTTAAATTATTTTTAAAACCTGTTAATTTTAACTTACTATCCATATTATAGTCTTAATTCATATTATAGTCTTAATTATTATTAAAGAAAACTACCTCTTTCAACCCAATTATTACTTATTCTTTTTTGCACAGATAAATTTCCTGAATTATCAATTATGAATCTCCAACTTCCATCACTTTGAGGTTCACCTATGCCTAAATAATTTGCATCTACTATAACTGCCGTACTGCTTAATCCTGATCCTGCCCCTATACCATATATTCTTAGTGCTGAAGATCCATCAATGTTCATACTATAACTTTGTTCTGACCCTACAACCGTGCTTGAACAAGGCATATCAGAAAATAATAATACGCCGCCATTTTCTGCTAATTCAACATGAGATAATAGAACATTATCAGAAGGATCTCTAAGATATACTGTAGTTGTATCAGTACTTACATCCCATAAAGAATCTCCACCACCAGTTCCACTTACTTCTAAATATCCTGAATTCCACGTAAAATAAGATGTACTTAAACTTGCATTAGGTACAAATAATGTATTTACTTCTTGTTTAAAATAAAATAATGTACTTGCTTCTATTACATCATTAAGACTTAAATCTTGTTCTATGTTCCAATTAATAAGATATGATATTGAAGCATCTCTTTCAAATAATGACCCATCAACATATGCTTTTGTTACATCACATATTCCACCAGTTCCACTTACTTCAAGATACCCTATATCCCAATAAAAGTCTGTACCCAATGAAGCATTAGGAACAAATAAACCGTATGCATCTATTGTATCATTTAAAGAAGCATCTAATCTTTCAATTGAAGCATCTTGAGAAATATTCCAATTTATTAAATAATTTAATGAACCATCAACATAATCTTGACTTACACCTTCTCCTTGAATTCCTTGAATCCCTTGAGTTCCTTGAACCCCCTGTAT